TTTCTTTCTCGCTCCGTCTTAATCCTATCTCTCGTCCTCTTTCTCTGAAAAGCGGCAGCGGCTCTTGCCTTCTGCCTACTCGCCTTCGTCGTCGCCATATCACTACCCCCTATACCACTCTCCTATTTCCAAAACCATCTTTATCAATATACCCAATAAAACCAACTCCATCATCACACCTACCCAAATCAATCTTAAATACAACTCCACACTCTTCCACTTACTCTTACTCTTTCTTCTCTTCGGTTCTACAATACTCTTCTTATCCTCCATCAACATAACAACCTCTAAAAATGATCAATCATCCCAGGCACGCTATAAGTGGGCATTCTTCTCGCACACTTATACTTAAAATAAAAATCGCCAATAAATTCGGGTTCAGAGGGCACTGCAACAACTCTAGAAATCGGCGGATTATCTTCAATAAACGTTGCATTCAATGCCGGTACAGCCCCCGCAAAATCCAAGGCCAAATGCCAAGGATCTAGCGAGCTCGGAGCTTGACTCCGCATGACTCCCGTAGTCAAACTGGGCTTGTACCGATACTCCGCCCATCTTTCCTGATACCCAAAAACATCATCATCTGCTGCGTTATTCTCGTATACCAGCTCCTTATTCAAAACTTCTTGCTCTCCCAAATGCGCCAATGTCGGCCAATAATAATCAAATCTGGTCTGCCGACTCCACATTCTTTCCAAACCTTCTTGATATGTAATTTCTGCTCTTACACTCAACAAACCAATAATTACACAATGCTCTGTAAAACTTTTCACAAAACCCAAACCACTGGTACTCTGTGTACCAAATGCACCCAAAACACCAATATCGCTCGTACCTGCATCGCTGGTCGTCGCTACGGGGGTTATATTCAACCTCGTACTACCCCCGCCCAAATACTCCGGACGTTGCAATCTGCCGTCCGGTGTATCAATCTGAAAATGACTTTTCAAAATCTCCGTGTATCTCGTACCGGCTCTCGCATCCCGCTCAAATATTCTTTGTACCTGAAACGCCTGTCTCAGTGCGTTTACTGTGGCCGCTGTAGTGGTACTAAAATCAACCACCAACTGCGGATCACTCCATTCGGCGCCTGTCGCCGAACCTGGAGCCCCCGATAAATCGACCCCTGCTCCCGTAGCGTTAGCTTCGAGGTTAAAGGGTCCGCCAGTCCACGCGGCTCCATCAAACTTCGGGATCTGATCTCCTGTCGCATCACCAATTACATCTGCAAAACCACCCAACGGTAAAGGCACCGGATCACCTTTCTGTGGAAATGGCAAACAACTGGTAAAATAATCATGCCTCTTTCCACGTCTCAACAAAGTATATGCACCGCCCCCATCCGGTCCATCATCTGTCTTTATCGTTGGACTATCCTGCAAATTTTGATCTCTAAACCACTCCTTAAATATCAAATTATAAGCTCTAAAATGCAATGCATTAAACGTTACACTAGCAGGCCCCGGGGGAATACCCATATAGTCATATATAGTCCCCACTGCTGACGGTCCAACAATCTGCGGCACAGTAAAATCAGTACTATCCCCCGGGTCGTGCTGCTCTCCACAAAATTTCTGCCAATTATCCCAAAGTATCCTATTAGGTACTGCAAAAAAGAAAAAATCCATATACATATTGTCCATCACCGGAAAAATCGGTGTAGACAATCTACAAAAACTGCTCATCTTCAAATTCATCGTATCACCGGGCAACGCCTCATCACAAAATATCGGAATCAAAAAACCCGAGTTAAACGAGGTTTTCAAATTATGACTCCGATTAAACACACTTCTTTGTCCGCCAACGGGCGGCACCTGTGCAAAACTATGCTGTGCTCCAGTTATATTCTGTCCCGCTGTATTCCGTGCCATTACTCACCCCCCTGTATTGCACTTGGAACCGCCGCCAAAATAGGCGCGGTCTTATCTGCAAACTCAATTGCCACACCTAAACTATGCTTTGCTTCATGCATTACAATACTGCCCGTCTCTGTATCCCATATACCTATTTCAAATAGCGTATAATCCTCCGGGTGCTGCGAAATTGGGTTTACGCCATTCACCGCCCCCGCTGCATCTGCGAAAGCCCTCAACGCTACACCCGCATTTAAATCACATACGGGCGTACTAAAAACTTCAGCCTTACTATCAAAAACACTAAAAATTTTCATTAATCAATTCCTTTTTTCTATCCTTTTTCTTCTTTTGGATCTCCAAAATTCTTTCCTTCGTTTCTCTTCTCTCCCAGGTCCCTTCTCCACTATCGATCCATTTACGCAACTGTACCTGGGTCTTATCCTTCCAGGCTTCAAGCTCCCCATCTGTCAATACCTTTTCATAATACTTCGGCACTGCGTGCCGCTTACCTTGATGCGTCAAATAATTATCACTAAACGCATCCCATTTATATTCATTAATCCAACTAGCGCCAATACCAGGGCGTCTGCTCATACTAATATACTCTGCCTTTCTAGTTCCCATCTTAGAATCCAAATCCTGCTCTCGTTGACTCTTCACCAAATACTTCGCCGTATACTGCGCACTTCCATATTCCAATTCACCTATGGCTACATGGCCCATACCCCAAATATCATCTAAAATTGGGCTACGCCATAAAGGACTGCTACCATCGCCACTAAAAATACAAGCTCCAATACGCATATCCAGTCCGAAAATACACGCATGATAATGCGGCCTATCATACTTTTCCCCATATTCACCGCTATAAAAATGGCGAAACGGCCCCGCCTTTTGGCGGAGCCGCTTTGCGAACAATTGCCAGTGTCTTACATCTAGACTTCTATCTTCTGGCATATTCTCTTCATCTATTGTCAACGTTAAAAAACAATTCCGCTCATGCATTTGTGCTTCATGCACTATTCTCAATGCCCATGCTTGAGCTTTCACCCTTCGACAGCCTAAACACTTTCCACACTTAAACTCAATGGGCTGATCGCTAAAACCTTCGTTAAAACGAAACGTAATGCCCTGACCATCACGCCGTCGCCACGCTCTTTGCGTCTGAACGCAGCCCACTAAATCCGCCAACCCCCTCGCATGCTTGCGCCCCTTCGGTTTCTCTTATTAACTCGGCTGCCTCGCCTAAAGGACTGTCTGCTAGCTCTTCGAGTCATACGTCGTCGTCTCGGCATATCCATTCCTCCTGGTGTAAGTAACCCACCTTGATTCTACTTACACCAATGACACGAACGTGTCAACTACCCTTCCGGTTCCGGGTCCGGCTCTGGCTCCGGCCTCGGTACCGCATCTACATGGGGGGGTGCTACTACACCCGGAGGCGCAAGCTCTCCCTCCAGCCCCAAATCAATCAATTCTTTCAAACCGTCTTCGGTCTGAACCTTCAACAAAAACTGGCCAACATCATTCTCAACATTCCGTCTTACAGCACTAGGCAAACGCATAAATTGCTCTTCTGCCTCATTCACACGATTCAATTCGGTGTGATAATCCTCTGTACCACTAAAATCTCCGTATGTCGGATCTCGATGGTTCTCCGGGACAACACTCCCGGCTCGCCATCTTTTAATAATACTATTAATGTCTGCCTCATCTTTATGCGCTTGCTGCGTCATAATCTTAGTACTTTTCGGGTGTACCACTTTCAACCGTTCTATTCTCGGCATTATTCCCTCCCTGCAGAATTCGCGTCTTGTCCGCGAAACTGCCTCAAAATCACATTAAACTTTCGCATATCCGAACCGGACAATCCGAATGCGGGAATTCCGATAGTATCCAATTCTTTCCGACTTCTAATACCAGTCATTATATTCCCTTGCCTAGCATTACTCTGTATAGCTTCATTCCGTTTCACAATCGCGTTATCGGCTTCGATTCTCGACAAAAATCCTGCTTTCATAGCATCGGCTCTGCTCGTTTCCTCCATATTTTTTGCTGTAATAGCTTCACTGGCTGCTTTTTTCTTCAACGATTTAAATATCGTACCGGCTCTAAAAGCTGCTCCTAAATCTTGTCCTGCGCCTGCACTCGCGATTCCTGTCCCGCCTGCGGTGCTACTGGCACCCATTGCTAAAATGGGGTTAATACCCGCTGCTCTTAAATCATCATATAGCCACTGCTTCTGGTTCTTCATTATTTTCAACTGGTGCTGTTGGGCATCCTTCTGGAGCCCATAACCTATCGCACCACTTAAAAGCTGGCCGGCTGCTGCTCCGGCTACTGCTCCTGCTGCCATATTTCCCCCTAGAACCAATCCTGCGGCTTATGCAAACTCTTGGCCATCTTGGATGGCTTCCCTCCGTACCTCTTCTTGGTCTTACCGGGCCCTCTTCTAAGCACAGTTCCTTGTGCAAATCCGGCCCACCAATACTTTCTCGCTCTTTGCCCTCGTCCTTGATACCCGTCCCATTCGCCTGGGTTCTGATTCTTCTTTCTTTCTCGCTCCGTCTTAATCCTATCTCTCGTCCTCTTTCTCTGAAAAGCGGCAGCGGCTCTTGCCTTCTGCCTACTCGCCTTCGTCGTCGCCATATCACTACCCCCTATACCACTCTCCTATTTCCAAAACCATCTTTAT